CCAGCCGCAATTCCTTTATAAAGTGCAACTGCGACTGAAATTATTGAAAACGTACCCGCGCCAGAAGAATATCGAAGTTGTATTAATGAACCAGCCTCTATTGTTCCAGCAGCACCCGATCCACTAATGCTTTTCGCGCCAAGTCCAGCGACATTAACGGTAGATGCTGCGGTGTTCGTGTTTCCAGCGATAAACTCGACAGCCATACCATCCGTATATTCTGGGGGAGCTTGCTTTGTTCCAATTGTCGCTAATACATAAGCATCTGCAGCACCACTATCAATATAAAAAGAACCATTTGCAACATATCCAGCCATGGCTTTTCCTAACTGATTTAAATCTGCGCCGGATAAAGTTATCCCGAGAGCTTCAATGACGTTTTGAATCTCGCTTGGAACTTCATTCCATTCTGCGGCGGTTAATGTATTGCCGGTAATTTTATCATTTAAATCTTGCATAATTACACCTGTCTGAATATCACATTACAATTTGCGGGTTTCAATTTCTCAAATAAACATTCTATTTCGGCTATTTCATTGCTACCAAAAGCAAAAGGGAAAGTAAGCGGAAATCTACTAGCCTCTTCAACTGTGAAATCAACAATGATAGTAAACCTTGAATCTGTCACGCTGTCAAAAAATATAAACGGAAAGGTAGCCGGGAAAGTTGAATTGAAATCAAATCCAGCATTGACATCAACAGCCACACCAAAAATATCACCTAAAGCTTCAAAATCGTTTGCAGTTTGAACGCCTAATGAAGCAAGTTTTACGAGAATATTTTTTCTTCGTCCATCTATTGATTCTGATGCAAAAAAACAATCATCAGGGATTCCTAATGCAGCTTCCCACTCTTCAATAAATAATACAGTTTGATCAGGTAGATATTCATTATTAAGAGAAACCAAATATCCTTCCGCTGTAAATAATTCACTACCAATACCGCGCAATAATTGGCGATAGTTTGAATGTCCAATTTTTTTCGATTCAAATAATCGTCCATTTGGCATGTAATCAGCCAAAGCATCTGCATGATCTTCAATACTATGATTTATCATGGATAAGTTACCGTTCCCAATATTGGAATTTCACTAGATAAAGCAGCTATATCGCCCGAAGGTGTAGAAATAACAAATGATTGCAATCTTTGTCCTGTTTCAATATCAACAGTATTAATAATCGCGCTTCTATATGCATCTTCATCAAGATCAGAACCAACTTCAGTCGATTCAGTGAAAAATTGTTCTAAGTTTGCAGTAATCGCGCTACGCATTGTGGATGAATCAGGAGTAATACTTGTAAACGTGAAATCAACGACAATAGGCGTTGGAGGGGTAACAATTAAATCGGATTCAGCCGTATTTGCAGGTCGAATAGTATTTAATTCGTCTTTCACATCTTGTGCTTCTGATGCTGATGGAATTGGATCATCGTCATTATCTCGCATGAAATAAACGATACATTGTCCTAATGCAACAGATATAGATGAAAGCAGCGCGCTTGATGTTGTTGCTGGTGTAGCAGGAGAGCCAGAAACAACATAAGAAAAAGTAGTATTATCGATAACAATAATGCCTTTATTTGATACATTATATTCAGCTTGATCTGCGCCTGTGATAGTTACTTTATGGCCATCTTCGCCGCCATGAGGCGTTGCAGTTACAACCGTTGCAATCTGTCCGACTCTTGTTATTGATGTCACAGATACCGAACCAACAATATCTCCTGCTTCATCAACAAAAACGCGGGTTACACCTGGCACTTCACGCGCCTGATCTTTAATAGCTGCCACATTAAATTGAGCAATAGGATTTTGAATTTTATCTAAAGTTCTAGCCTGCAGAGATTCTAATGATTCCTGATCTGTGCCGCCGCCAATCTGACCAAAATCAACCCGCAATTCATTATCCACTCCAGCAATTGGAGATTGTAAAGTTAATGGCGAATCAGCTTCTAAATTTTTATCTTGGCCTTCTAAATTTGATTCAACTGCTACAGCTACACTTGTGAATGCGGCCTGAATAGTTCCGGTTGCCGGTGTTGTAGGCGATCCAGTAACTTGATATGTAAATGTATCAAGGCCAGTTACCGTAATTTCTGCATCGGTTAAATTATATGCTGCTTCATTTGCTCCGGATATTGTCACAGGAACATTTGAAGCTAACCCATGATCAGCTGCTGTTGTGACTGTTGCGGTAGTTCCTGATCGCGTAATTGATAAAACTGAAACAGCATTATCAGTGATTGTTGCCGATACCGTTGAAGAATATTCATTACCATTGGATGCTAATATAGTTCCAAGAGGAATAATTGAGCCAGCAACACCTGTTGCGACCGCATTGCCGTTTGAAGGTGATGCAGGTTGTTGCTGTTTACCGAAAATATTTCCCCATCGGATAATAAAATCAGTTAAAAATGCCGAATCAGGGAATAATTGCTCAGTTGTACGCGAAAGATCACGATAGAAATCGAATAATCTTCGTCCTATCGCAGTTAATATTGAGCCAAGCCAACTATTTGCAAGATACGGATTAGAATCTGGTGCTTCGCGTGCAACATCAACTTTTAATCTGCTTTCAACTTCTTCGGAATTATCAGGTGTGCCTAGACTCATGTTAAATTGCTTCCTGTGTTATCCCATAACGGGAATAATTTCTTTTCAATTTTTCCGCTTGGTCGCTCAAGAATTACTTCAATAACAATTTTACCACCACTATATGATGCATTTGCTGATGTAGATATGGCAATATTATCATCCACGAGCTGTTGTAAACCATTATTAATTACTGTGCCTAATTCGGCAAGCATTGAGCTGGTTATTCTTTCTTGCTCAAATAACCAAAATTTAGAACCCTGCTGAAATCCAGGTGTTGATTCATTACCAATCCAGCCACGCCGAAGATTATCAACAGCAATTTCACTGCTATTTGCTCTTTCTTCTTCATAGATGGCCATTAATATTGTGGTATCGAGTGCTTGATTAACAGGAATATCCCCATCATCTGACCATTCGAAGTCATAATATCCTTTGTCTTGCCTGATAATTACATCACTAGCCATTAGACTACACCACCTGTATCCACTTCAGAATTGCCACCGCTATCATTACCTTGTGAATGCGTATGATCTTTACCAACATCTTTTCCGCCTTGAGTAAGTGCACCAGTTACAGCAACCGCCGCTTGAGCGATAATATTAGCCACAAATGTTGCTATACCAGTGACAAGCAATGTTCCTGTTATTTCCACATTACCATCTAATTTTATATCAGGAGCAGTAATGGTTGCCATAGTTGCTGCATTTATATTGGCATTATCACATGTTGCATTTATATCGGTTTCGGTTTCAATATCAATATCTTTATTATTTTTAAAATGAATTTTTGATTTTGTTTTAGGATGATAAAAAACAACTTCTCCGGCTTCGACTTTAATTCTACCTACCGGATCAATGCCCATGAGAATCGTGCCATCAGGAGAAATATTTAATGCTTCCTGATTAACCGGTAAGTTGTAATGCATTCCATAAGGCGCAGCAATATAAGCATCACCTGTTCTGCCATTCATCGTGAATTGCTGAATCGGATATGATTTACTTTCATCACCAACTTTTGTGATTTGTGCTGACCAATTACTCAGTGAACGCATTGAATTGATCTCCTACTGGTCGCGGTTCTTGTTGAGTTAAGATATAAGCATCTTTTTCCACAAAGTCTAATGATGTAATGGAACCAGCTTCACTATAATTAAATTGAAGGCTTGCAATCATCATTTTTCTGGAAATATCAGCAAAATCATCTTCAATTGTGGCAATTTGATTAACATCCCATAAATTAGCCTGGAAATTGCGATAACCTTGAACGGTTGCTGTGTAAGTATTTCCCCTAGCTTTTCTTATTTTTTTAGTCCATTCAGCAAGTTTTTTCAGCTCTTCCGAGCTATATTTATCTTTGACAGCAACAAATTGCCGTCCTTGCCGTACTTCTTCATCTGAAATGATCCCGCCAGATTGATTCGATGCCGTAGCTATGTCGGGAGACGGCACCAAAGCCAACCCAACAGGATCAAGCTGTGATCTGAGTGAATAACGGTTAAATCTACTTTCATCATTTAATGACCATGATGCATTAAGTACATTATTCCCTTCAGAATTAATTTTATGCTGCAGCAAGCTTCCGGTATCAACTGGCTCAGAATTAGCAATAACAATATTTGCATCGCTATCTGAAGATAAAAATACTTGGCGTTTTTTAGCGAATTCATTAGCTTTATCAAAACAACTATCGCCGGGCTCGCATTTAATAATATCTTCTGCAACATTAAAAACTTTTGGATTAACAGTATCAATCACTTTTAATGATGATCCTATATTGCTAATCATTTTTTCTAATAACTGTTTTAGAGTTAAATCTTTTAAATCACCTAATACATCGATGCTTGAATCAATAAAATCAGCTGTTTTGTCTCTTCCTGAATACGTGATCGCGTGTGAACTAGCTGAATAATTCCCTTCTACGCGCTCGATATATCCTGTGCATCGTTTTTCGCCATCAACAATCATTTCAACTTCATCACCTTTTTTAAAAGGTGGAAATCCTGAATTTGATGTTGCAGTAAAAGAAAAATCATTCGCCAGAGTTTCAAACGAAATATTGACCGTTGCACTTAAATATTGATCATATTCGACACCATTCACGCGCACTAAGATCATGAGGTTAATATCTCCACATCACCCTCAATGAATGAGGTCTGATCAATACCATTTAACATTTGAAGCGTTTCAACCAAATCGGTATTGCCATAATATTTAAAGCATAGAAGGGCTAATGTCGTTCTTTTTGTTGTGATAGTGATAACCCTGCGCGCAGAAATGCGAAGATCTGCTAATGTTGCGTTTGCCTGTGATCTAATGTCGTTCAAATCACCAACTGATGAATTTGAAATATCTTCAGCAACAGAAACCAAATATTGCGCTTCAAGTTAATCATTCGCCTCATCAATATTTCTTA